AAATATCCGAGCTCGTCGGTGCAATCGAACCAGACGACGCAGTCGATGATCGAGGCGGCCACGACGGCGCGCGCGAACGTGAGTGCGGCCGCAGACACGATGGCTTCGGCTGCCGCTGGATTTGATGCAACGACGGTCGACACCTTCTCCGCGTCGGTGCAGGGCGTCACATCGGCGGTTCTGGCTGCGACGAACGATCCGAACGATTCGATCCGCCTTCTTTCGACGCTATCGACGTTCGTTCCGGACGCAGGCACGACGACATCGGTTATCGGTACGGCGATGGGCGACATGCAGGACGCCTGCAGCGACCTGTTCCGACGCACGTCGATCGGCGCAGTGGCGCAAGCGTCATCGACGTATCAGCCGACATCGAGCGATGACGCGGCGCGCGTGCGCGACCTGGTCACCGGACTGATAGACGCCGAGATGGCGGTTGCCGGCGATCAGGGCGAGGACGAAACGTATGAGGCACTTTCGACGCTGCGCGCGGCTGTCGTTGCTGACCTGAACAAGCGCGGTGCCGGGCTGTCGTCTATCAAGACGTTCAGTTTGCCGTCGACCCTGCCATCGCTAGCGGTCGCGACGCGGCTGTATCGCGATCCGACTCGCGCGGATGAACTGGTGGCCCAGGCTGCTCCCGTGCATCCGGCATTCTTCCCGACGACCTTTAAGGCGTTGGCAAACTGATCTTCGAGCGGTTTCATGGCAAGCAAAATCTCCATTGCGATTACCGCGAAGAATCAGGCATCCGGCCCGATCGCGCAGGTGACGAATAGCCTTTCGAAGCTGCAGGCGCAAGCGAACAAGGGGAAGTTGAACAGCCTCGGCAGTTCGATCGCCGCAGGCTTCAGTTCGAACGGCGGAGCGATCTCGGAGATTGCAAGCTTCGTCGGCAAAGCCGGCATCATTGGCGGCGTTACGGCGCTGACGTTCAAGATTGCACAGCTTGAGTCGCAATGGGCTTCATCGGTACGCTCGATGAGCAATCTGGCGGTGCGGAGCGGCCTTTCGACGACGAGTGCATTCGGCGTGCAGTATGCCGGGCGCCTTGCGGGTCTGTCGCCCGAGCAGGCAAATGCCGGCATTGAGCAGGTGCGGCAGACGTACAGCGATGCGGTCAACAATCGCAATCCGGAGGCGCTCAAGCGCTTCCAGGCTGCGGGCATTTCGACGGATCCGTCGCGGCTCGAATCCATCGAGTCTGTCCTGACGAAGTTGGCGGCTTATGCCGATGTCCTGCGGCAAGGCGGAAAGTATGGCGGTGCGCAGAATTTCCTCGGCGCCGCCGGCGCAGGATCTCTCGTCGACTTTCTGAATCGCGGCCCGGCGCAGGTCGCGGCGGATCTCGCGACAGCGAAGGCATACATCCCCGATGAACAGGACGTCCAGCGCGCGCGCGAATACGCTGACGCGTCGGCGAAGCTTGGCATCACGTATGACCGGCTGAAAACAACGATTCTGAGCGGCATAGAGCCGCGGCTTAACTCGGTACTCAATGGCGTCCAGTTCTTCCTGGACGCAATGAGCGGCCGCGGCCGTCCTCAAGCTGAGCCTAGTGGGGCGGATTCGACCTCCCAGCGGATCTGGGACGGGTTCGAGCGTTTCGGCAACTCGATGCGCGGGAACGGCCCGGCGACGATGGCTGAGCTCGGCCAGCAAACCCCAGTTGGTAATGGGCGGAGCCTTGATCAGGCGCGCGAGATGGTCGAGTGGTACATGAATCACGGCGCCAGCCGCAATGCGGCGATCGGCATCGTCGCAAACGCCTTTCGCGAGAGCAGCCTTGATGAACGTGCCGCCGACCCGAGCGGCAAGTTTCGCGGCCTCTTTCAGTGGGGTCCGGAGCGTCGCAAGTTGTATGAGCAGCAGTTCGGTCGTCCGCTGGATCTGGATACACGCGAACAGCAGATGGCCTTCTCGGTGTGGGAGTTGAACCACGGCGAGAAGGGCACTGCGCAGGCGCTTGCAAACGCGACCGATGCAGCAGACGCCGCGGCCAAGTTCTCATCGCTGTATGAGCGGCCGACGGATGCGAAGGGCGAAGCCCAGATTCGGGCGGGAATTGCTCGTCAACTTGACGAGCAGCTTGGGCCGGGGACCGGTGAGGCAGGAAAGGTCCGCGTCGAGATTGTCCACAAAAATGCGCCGCCGGGAACAAGCACGAACGTGACGTCGTCGCCGAACGTCGATACCCAATTGACAACCGATCGCCAGCAAGCACCGCTGGGCGATCAATACGCTTATTCGCCTGGTAATTTCTGATGCCGAACGCAGACCGCATTGTCGACGCCGTAGGTGCGAAGCCCGGCGCCGATGAGGTGCGCGTGCTGATGACGCAAGACGGGTTGCGGTTGACCGGGTGGAAGGCGGTTCGCATCACGCGTTCGATCGAGGTGGCGACGTCGGCGTTCACTCTCACATGCTCGGCTGACGCAAACACGTTGAAGCTGATCGGGAAGGAGGGCGCGCCTGTAACGATTTCGATCGGCGACGACATCGTGCTGTCAGGCTTTGTCGAGACGGTCGAGACCATCCTGACGCCGAAGTCAGATGACATCACGATCACTGGACGCGGGAAGCTTGCTGATCTCGTGGATTGCTCATGCCGGATTGACCGGGTGAACATGAAGACGTCGCTGCAGATGCTATGTGCGGGCATAACAAATCAGTATTCGATTGGGATGTTCATTCCGCCAAATGGGACGCAGGCGATACTCGATCAATTGCCAACGCTGCCGCGCCAGATCATCAGCATCACGGAAACAGCGTGGGAGGTGATTGAGCGCTATGCGCGGTATTGCGGCCTGCTCGTGTTCGAAAGCGAGCTGGGCGAACTGACGATCTCGCAGGCGGGGACAGAGCTTGGAGCGTCCGGTGTGGCGGTCGGAACGAACGTCGAGGCGCTTGCGTGCACGAAGAGCACGCTGGGCACCTTCAGCACCTACAACGCCGTGCTGAGCGCATACAGTGCTGGCGCTGATGATGAAAGCATCCCGAACCTGCCCGTCGTAACGGTGGTGAACAACTCGACGACGGCGAACGCGTTGCGGTTTAGGCCGACTTATTTCGTGTCGGAGCAAAGCGCGACAGACCGAGACTTCGTGACGAAGCGCGTCAACTGGATGGCATCGCGCGCATATGGGCGGTCGCGCCGCGTGCGCGCGCTGGTGGATAACTGGCGCGATGCGAGCGGCTCACCGTGGTTCGTGAACGTCAACTATCCGGTGTCAGCTGAGAAATATGGTATCCCGGCGAACACCATCCTGCTGCTCTCGGAAGTGACGTTCATCCTCAATGAGAGCGGAACGCATGCCGAGCTCGTGTTCGGTCCGCGTCAAGGATTCCTGCCGGAGCCGATTGCGCTCGACGTGCTGCCGATGGACGAATCGATTCAAACACCTGCGGAGCGATAGTGCTGGCTGATCTGAACAGGCTCGCCCGGCGGATTCTTTTGCTGATGGCGCGCGGCGCGATCTCGCTCGTCGATGACACAAAGAGTGTGCAGACGATGCAGGTGAGGTTGAATGCGCTCGAGTTGCTTCCCGATGTGCCGCGCTATGCCGAGTTCGGCTTCACGTCGAACCCGCCGGATGGCACGCAAGCGCTCGTCGCGTTCAAGAACGGTGATCGAAACGATGGATTCGTGATTGCGACCTCGAACGCGAAATACCGCATGACGGGGCTCGCTTCTGGCGAGGTCGCGATACATGACAGCCGAGGGCAGTCGGTCTATCTGACGGACGCGGGAATCATCGTGGACGGCGGCGGCAATCCGATCACATTCACCAACACGCCGGAAATGATCGCGGACACGCCGCTTCTGAAGTGCAAGGGCGACATCCTCGACAACTACGAGACGAACACCCGCACTGTCGCAGGTATGCGGCAGGTGGCGAACACACACACGCACGATGTCCCGAACGTGACGCTCGGCGGAAGCACGCGGACATCGAATGAACCAAATCAGCTGGAGTAATGCATGTCGGACATCTCCGTCATCTGGGACGTCGACAACAGCCGCGGTGACTGGCAATTCGTCGCGCCGGCCCTCGTCACGGGCAACGATCTTCAAACGGCGGTGCTTGTCAGCATCTTCACGGATCGCGCGGCGAATCCAGACGATGTGATTCCGGACGGGACTGGCGATCCGCGCGGCTGGTGGGGCGACATCG